CGCATGTCACTAGGAATTGCCTGGGGATTCCGCCAAACGCAACACGAGGATCAGTCGTGTGCGCGGAAGCGTTTACCCAGACCTCCTTCCTGTCCCCAGTCAACTGCGTTGGTTATTCACCAATTCAGTAGCTGGAACCCACCGGGGCTTCAAGCGAAGCCTCGGACTCTGCGGCACGCCACCTTTCCAAGTATGGTAGGGTGAAGGCCCCTCAGTAAAGTACTGAAGCAAGGCAGAGTCATCTGTGATCGGCGTACGAGATTGGCTGGAAAGAATCTGGCCAACCTTATACTCGTGTCTTTGTAGGTCCTTATTCCATCTAAGCGCGAACTTAGACAGAGAAGGCCTTGCAAAGGACGTCAGACCACAGCATCCTGCGCCCATTGACACCGTTGGCACGAGGCCTTCGGGAATGGTCGAAGCGATATATCGCGCGGCGTGCACCATAAACTTCTTTTGGAAGTTATTGTGCTGCTCTACGACACTCGCTAAGGACGCAGGACTGTCGTTGTAAAATGACCGCCAATAGGCAGGAGTCACATTGACCCCTCTATAGGCGTCAACACCACAGCTCTCCCTGAACAATCCAGTCCAGAAAGATTTGTGCATGTTGACCTTGAAATGCAGTAATTCAAGAGCCATAAACAACAACTCCCGACTGTCAGAAGGAACGATTAGATCGTCCCCAAAGACGGCCACGTCCCTGCTCAAGAGCCTCAACTCCGTTGGTCCTACCCTTATGCCGCGCTTAGTAGCGATGGCAGCTAGGCAGATCCCGAAGAAGATGAGTGATTGAACAGGAAACGTGCAGGCGCTACCCATTGTTGAGAACTTTCTCAACGCGAGTTTTCCGGCTGCGTCTTTGCAGATGGATTGCTCGAGGAAGCGGGTACGTGTACCCTGAAGGGCCAGTACCAACGGCGGGTTGCCGTTGAAATACTGTCCGACAAGGTGGCAGGTGACTCGATCTGACGCGGCTGAAAGATCAACCGTCGCGAGCGAGCCATCTCTGGATCCGCGTAGGCAGAGCTCTTGGTTTCTCGATTGGTCCCTAAAACGGACACAATCGCCGATCCAAGAGTCTCGACTCCTGTCGCAGAAGTAATGCCAGATGTTTTGTTGGCACCACTGATGTTCACTTGGCTCAGCGGCGATGAGCCGTGGCTTTGTGAACGTCTTCCAGACGCTAATAAGTCGACTAGAAGGATCTGATGATCCAACTTTAGACTCACTATCGCTGCCAGCCCAGCTTGCATAATTGTGGAAACC